CGATTAGTAAGGGTATAGCGAAGGAACAGGCTCGCGCCGTTTTGCCCGAGGGACTTACACTATCCAGAATGTATATGAATGGAACGCTGAGAAGTTGGGTTCACTATATAGAACTCCGAACCGCTAACGGAACTCAAAGAGAACACATGGAAGTCGCTGAGGCATGCGCTGAAGAAATCGCTAGAATATTCCCTTTACTGAAAGAAATATAATGCTTGAGGAGGAACTTGAATTTTTAACGGATATTGGTTGTGGGTATCTTCCTCACTCAGGTAGAACTTTATATGATCACTTGTTAGGGACTGCGAATATACTTAAAGAATACAAAAGACCTGAGTATGAAGTTAAAGCAGGTTTATTCCACTCTATATACGGTACGGATATTTACAAATTATCCAAGCGTCTAGATATTAATAGACAATCGATAATTGATGTGATTGGGGAAAAGGCAGAGCAGCTTGCCTTTCTATTCTGCACTCTGGATCCCAGAACCGAAAAAATTATAAATGGTTATATAAATGAACAAAAATATATTGACTCTTTGCGCTGGATAGAGTATGCTAATATAAAGGAGCAGACTCCTAGTAGTAGGAATTTAATACCTCTTCGCGTCTTACTTGGAATTTAAATTATGGTAGATATTCACTTCAGGGCATTATTCCCTACACCTTTTGGTTTTGTTAATTTCGGTGAGGAGGCTAGAGAACTAAATGCCATGCTCGTGAAGAATATAGATGAGGAGCTGGTAAGATATCAACCAGATACTGCGGAACGGACCTTCGCTAAAAATGAATGTGGTTGGCAATCAGATCTTGGCATGGAGAATCTCTATGGAAGTTTCGCTAAACTCGGGGATGTTATTAGTAGTTGTATTGGTCCGGTTTTAACTCAGAGTGGTTATGAACAGGAATATGCCGAGGAATTATATGTTGAAGATATGTGGGCAAATGTAATAATATCCGCTGGCGGTTTCTCAGAACCTCATATACATGGTAGTGGTAGAAGTTTATGGAGTGGAGTATATTATCCGAAGAGCGATCATGAAGATTTAGATGATTTTAATCCAGATAAATTTATCATTGGTGGAGGTCAGCTGGGTTCTGGTAATTTAATTTTGAAAGATCCTGCTTATACTATAAAGGGGCAGGTGAAACCACCAAAAGAGAAAGTTAAGAGTAGAGCATATTCTGGCGGTAATATAACAATCAAACCTAGAGAATCTCTACTGGTTCTCTTTCCAGCTTGGCTGGAGCATTACGTTCAACCTGTAACAGACAATACTAGAAGATATAGTATTTCATTTGCCATTAATAAAAAATAAAGGGGAGTAGGATGGAGCACCACGGTATAACCGTAGATCCAAATAGGGATACATTGTTTGATGAACTCGGCACAATGCGACTGAGGGAGTCTTACATGTTAGAGGAGGAAATAAGTCCACAGGAAAGGTTTGCTTATGTATCAAAAACTTTTGCAAGTGACGGAGATCACGCTCAGCGTCTTTATGATTATGTTAGCAAGCATTGGCTTAGTTATTCCACTCCTATTCTTTCTTACGGGCGTTCTAAGCGTGGCTTGCCTATCTCCTGTTATCTCAATTTCATCAATGATACCGCAGAGGGACTCGTAGAAAATTTATCGGAAACAAACTGGCTATCTATGCTGGGTGGAGGAGTTGGAATTGGTTTTGGAATTCGTAGTGCTGATGATAAGTCTACTGGCGTCTTGCCTCATCTTAAAATGTATGATGCTTCTTCCCTCGCTTATCGTCAAGGTCGCACTCGTCGTGGTTCTTACGCCGCTTATCTGGACGTATCTCATCCCGATCTTCTACTCTTTTTGGAGATGAGAAAACCGACGGGAGATCAAAATTTTCGTTGTCTCAATTTACATCACGGAATAAATATATCTGACGATTTTATGAATATCCTTGAGAAATGTATGACAGACCCATCCTGCGATGATTCGTGGGAATTAAAGGATCCTCATACAAAAGAGGTACGTGAAGTGGTCTCGGCGCGTGATGTCTGGCAGCGTATCCTTGAGATGCGTATGCAGACAGGAGAGCCATATATTCATTATATCGATGAGTCTAATCGTCAACTACCAGATTGGTTGAAGAAAGCTGGTCTCGAAATTAACCAGTCGAATCTTTGTTCTGAAATTATATTACCAACGAACGAAGAGAGAACGGCTGTATGTTGCCTATCGTCAGTAAATCTAGAATACTTCGACTCCTGGTCGAAAAACAAATTATTCTTACAGGACATATTGGAGATGCTCGATAATGTCCTACAGAAATTTATTGACGATGCTCCTGACCACATCTCTCGTGCTAAGTTTTCCGCTATGCGCGAACGGTCAGTCGGTGTCGGCGCTCTTGGATTCCATGCCTATCTCCAGCGACGAGGAATGCCCTGGGAATCAGCCCTTGCAAAATCCGCTAATATCAAAATGTTTAGGTATATCCGAAAGGGGCTTGACGAGGCTAATCTCAAACTTGGAAAAGAAAGAGGCGAAGCTCCGGATGCGAAAGGAACCGGAAGGAGATGTAGTCATGTCATGGCAGTGGCTCCGAATGCCTCATCTTCAATCATCATGGGAAATACATCCCCCAGCATTGAACCGTGGAGAGCTAACGCCTACCGTCAAGATACTCTTAGCGGTGCCTTTCTAAATAAGAACAAGTATCTTGATAAACTGATTAAGAGTAAATGTGAGGAAGACGATAAACTTAATTATGAAAAGACATGGTCATCTATTATCGCGAATGATGGTTCAGTACAACATCTGAAATGTTTGACGGATTATGAGAGGGATATATATAAGACGGCTATGGAGATTGATCAGCGGTGGGTTATCGAGCACGCTGCTGATAGGCAGATCTATATAGATCAATCACAATCTCTTAATGTATTTTTCAGACCGGATGCTAATATCTCGTATATACATGCGGTACACTTTCTGGCTTGGAAGAAACAGTTAAAGACAATGTATTACTGCCGATCAGAAAAGATTGGAAAAGCAGATCGAGTCTCAAAGAAAATTGAGAGGGAGATTATTCAGGAAATAGATATGTCAGCATTGGCAGCTGGCGAAGAATGTTTAGCATGTGAGGGATAAATGAGTGGACTATTAAAAGCACTAGAGCAACAGTATAAAGCTGAGATAGAAAAGGCAAAAGCTAACATAGATGTTTATGTTAGGTCATCAGTCGGTATCGGGGAGCATCCGGATTTAGTAGAGGCGATTGATACGCAGATGCAGAAATTGTCAGAGGCTGAGGATAAGCTAACAACGATACGACATTTTTATGGACACGAATTATGATGTTAGGTAGAGAAATGAGAAATTATGATCACTGGTTCTGGAATGGTTTTATTATCCGTAAACTCGGAACCATTAGCAGTAAAATAAATGTTTGGTGTTGGAATAAGCAGTACAATAGGCAGGACTAATGGAAGTTAAAATTATCACCGGACCTCTTTGTGGATATTGCGATGCCGCGAAGGGGTTGTTAAAACAACACGATCAAGATTATGAGGAGGTTGATGTTATGGAAGCATCGGCTCTTATGCAAGAATATAACTTAAGAACAGTTCCTCAGATCTTCATCGATGGTGAACTTCTAGAGGGGGGATACACAGGACTAAAAGGATACTACGATGGCCAAACTTAAACTTCAAGACGACCGAGATTACTTTAAACCTTTTAACTACCCATGGGCGTACGATAGGTGGTTGAAACATGAGCAATCTCATTGGCTCCACACTGAGGTGCCGATGCTTGAAGATGTTAAGGATTGGAAGAACCGCCTGACAACTGAGGAAAAATATTTCCTGACGCAAATCTTTCGTTTCTTCACTCAAGCAGATATCGATGTTGCGGGCGGGTATGTCTCCAACTATCTTCCACACTTCCCGCAGCCTGAGATCAGAATGATGTTAATGGGGTTCGCGGCACGCGAGGCATTACACATAGCAGCATATTCTCATCTGATCGAATCTTTGGGTATGCCAGATTCAACATATAATGAGTTTATGGAATATGATGTTATGCGCGAGAAACACGAATACTTTGTACAGAAGGTAAATAACGGAGTTGCTCTACCCGTTAAGATTGCTGCGATATCCGCTTTCTCTGAGGGTCTTGCTCTGTTCGCCTCTTTCATTATGCTACTAAATTTTCCGCGTCATGGTAAGATGAAAGGTATGGGTCAGATTGTTACTTGGTCAATCGTGGATGAAACACAACACGCAGAGGGTGTAATACAATTATTCCGAACATATATTGAAGAGAACCGTGAACTCTGGAACGATGCAACAAAGAGTCAGATTTATAGCATAGCAACTAAAATGGTTGAGTTAGAGGACGCTTTCATAGACCTCGCGTTTCAGATGGGAAAGGTTGAGGGATTACGCGATTATGAGGTTAAGGAATATATCCGATACATCGCTGATAGACGTTTAATTTCCATGGGTATGAAAGGTATATTTAAAGTTAAGAACAATCCTCTTCCCTGGGTAGAAGAGATGATTAACGCGCCAACCCATACTAACTTTTTTGAAAACCGAGCAACGGATTACGCGAAGGGAGCTTTGTCTGGATCTTGGGATGAGGTATGGGCGCATTAGGAGTAAATATGGCAGAAAAACAAACTATTACTTGTGATGATTGTGGAACCAATTTTGAGGTTAAATGGCAAGATGAACAAGAAGAACTCTGCTATTGTCCGTTTTGCGGAGCGGATCTTTTCTGGGAAGAAGACGAGGACGAAGAAGAATCTGACCTCTCAGACTGGGATGACCCCGACAACGACAAGTACGAATGATATAAATCTTACTAGAAGTATTGAGGTATCACACGATCCTGATGCATATAAGAAGGCGACCAAAGAATTACCGAGAGAGATCGATGGTCGTACTGAATATGATAAGGATCCGACTCGATATGGCGACTGGGAAAAAAATGGGAGATGTATAGATTTTTAATATATAATACATGACTTGGTATTATAAAGATAAAATCTTCACGAGTGAGATGATCGAGGACTACGTTGGTTTCGTTTATCAGATAACCGATAAGACTAATGATAAAAAATATATTGGTAAGAAGGGTCTGATTTCAAAACGTCGTCTGCCGCCTCTCAAGGGTAAGAAGAGAAGACGTATTAAAATTATTGAAACGGATTGGCAGGATTATTATGGGTCGAGTGAAACAGTTAAGATGTTGGTCGAAGAATATGGTACTGAAAGATTTCATAGAGAGATGGTCAGGCTGTGTAAGAAAAAAGCTGAGATGAGTTACTATGAAGCCAAACTGCAGTTCGATACTGACTGTATTTTAAAACCAGATGAATATTATAATGAGTTTATAGGATGCAAAATAAATCGCAGACATCTATTGACAAAAAGTTAAAACCACGCTATACTATAATGGATAAACGTCCCACGATCGGCACGCATGATGTTCGAGGTGAATCCTGGGATATGTTTATCGTTCGGAAGTTGAAGGAATATAATGAGTATCATAATAGCAGGTCCCTGTCAGATTGAAAGCGTTGAACAGGGCGTAAAGATCGCTACTGTATGTAAAGCTGTATGTGAAAAATATGGCTTCGATTACTATTTCAAAGCATCATTCGATAAAGCTAACCGCACCAGTATTCATGGTGAGCGCGGAATGGGTCTAGCTGATGGTATAGATGCTCTCTCCGAAGTCAAGCGGACAGTTGGGGTAAAAACATGCACCGACTTCCACGACACATGGCAGATTGGGTATGCTCAGAGAGAGAACTTGTTGCCGGATATTATACAGATACCAGCTTTCCTTTGTCGTCAGACTGATCTTCTAGTAACAGCTGTTAAAACGGGCAGAATAGTAAACATCAAAAAAGGTCAGTTCCTCGCCCCATGGGATGTGACGGGGATATTATCTAAGACCGGAAATGAAAACGTAATGATTACGGAAAGGGGAACGAGCTTTGGCTACAACACTCTCGTTGTTGATTATACTGGGCTTGAGTATATGCTCAATAATTATGATATACCGATCGTGTTTGATGGGACGCATGCGGTCCAGAAACCTGGAGGACAGGGTTCGAGTAGCGGTGGGAATCGTGATCATGTTCCTGGTCTTTGTCGTGCTGCCTCCGCTCTTGGGGTTAGTAATTATTTCCTAGAGGTCCATGAGGATCCAGACAACGCACCATCAGATGGTCCTAATATGCTATGGCTTGCTGATTTTGAAAATGTATTAAGAGACATAAGGGATTACCATTATGAAACAAGGAAAAGTGTGGGGGACTACCGAGAACTTACTAACGACCTCCATGATCGAGGTACACCGCATTAAAATAAATCCTCATAGCTTTTGTTCGATGCATAAACACGAGTTCAAATGGAACATGTTCTATGTGGTTAAGGGGCAGTTAAATATTGAGGTGCGTAAAAATGACTACGATCTAGTGGATGTTACTGAATTATATCAAGGGCAGTTTACCTCAGTGCCTCCTAACGAATATCATAAGTTTGTATCAAAAGATACTCACGTTGAGGCTCTAGAGATATATTATCTAAATTCAATCAGCGATGATATTATTCGCGAAACAGTTGGTGGAGTGAAATGACAGATTTACCAGAACATTTGGGTGGCCACTTAAATAAGGTTCATACCGATCGTGGCTCACTTCTATATTTAAAAAAGCAGCACGGTATAGAGGATATGTTAGATATCGGTTGCGGTCCTGGGGATATGGTACAGATTGCTAATGATCGTGGTATTAGAGCATGGGGTATAGATGGAGACTTTACACTTAAATACCCACAATCTCTAAAAGGTAAAATTATCATCCACGATTACTGCGACGGACCGAGTGATATTACTCGCGAGTTCGATCTTGCTTGGTCGGTTGAATTTTTAGAGCACGTTGAAGAAAAGTACGTTCCTAACTTTATGGCTGATTTTGCTAAATGTAAATATGTGATATGTACGGCGGCTCCTCCCGGACAGGCAGGTCACCATCATGTCAACTGTCAAGAATTAGATTATTGGAAAGAGGTCTTCGATGAATATGGGTTCGTGTATGATGAGAGAGAAACCCTAAACATCAAGGAACAATCTAATATGCACAAACCTTTTATTAAAATGAACGGAATGTTCTTTAGGAGGAAACCATGAGTGATGTAATACGTATGTTTATCGGCACCTCAAGTTGCGGTGAAGATAACCCAATCGAAGCGATCTATGAATATTCATTGAGAAAAAACTGCTCTCAGGAACTTGATATAGTCTGGATGAAACAGACTAATGATCCAACCTCTTTCTGGCATGGATTTAGAAGTTATAATTGGCCAACGCCATTTAGCGGATATCGTTGGGCTATAGCGGAGTACTGTAACTTTGAGGGTCGGGCGCTGTATACTGACTGTGATATGATAAATTTTAAGGATATCGCTGAACTCTGGAATACTGATATGCAGGGTAAACCTCTCGCTGCCCGGAAAGGGACACGCTTCGGAGGGCATGAGTTTTGTGTTACTCTAATCGACTGCGCGGCGTTCAAAAAAGTAGCCGACGTGCCAGTATCGAGACAGCGTGGATTGGATACATATCATCAGAGATGTATTGCTCAATTTAGTGGGAACGATAATTTAGTTCATGAAATAGACCCAAGATGGAACTGTCTTGATGGTGAGGATTATATGATTGAAGATCTATGGCATCTTCACTGGACGAACATGGCGACTCAACCTTGGCGTCCTGGTTGGTTTACAGGTGTTCCTGGGGAACATCCGAGAGCAGACTTAGTAGAGATGTTTGAGGATATGCTAATCGCGGCGAATGATGCGGGGTACAATGGTCAGGTTGCTGAATATCCACCAGTAGAAACCATTTGTATAGGTAAATAATGTTTGAGATAAAAGGGCAGAAGCCAACAGGCGATGTGATATTCGCATCGTGTGATAGTATATACTTTAATAATTTTGGCATACCTCTTTTGTATAGTGCCAATGAGCATGGTAATAATCTGCATCTACATGTTATAAATCCAACCAAACAGGATATTGATTTGCTCTTTCGTTTACGAATTGAGAAAAACTTTACCTTCACATACGAAGAGAATAATATAAACAACAGAGAATACTACAGTTGTAATCGTTTCATGGTTGCCCATGAGTTTCTATCAACAGCGGATAAATTATTAATCATCGATACTGATTGTTTGGTAATGGATAGATTAGAGTTTCCCGACGCGCATCTTGGCTTATTCCTCAGGGATCCGTTGCCAGGAACTATCGGTTGGGAAAACGAGGGAACCCACGTGGCAGCTGGCATGGTTCTATTATCGAAGGAGGCGAAACATTTTGCCAAAGATTTATCAAAGGCTCTGTACGAGCACGAGTTGATATGGTTTCTTGATCAAGTGATGCTATGGAGACTATATAACGAATACAAACAGGTGCTAGACTTCCATCTATTTACAGAGAAAGATATGGATTGGGAGTTTCTACCAGATACAAAGATCTGGACGGGTAAGGGACCACGAAAATATGACAACCCGAAGTATGTAGCCGAGCAACAAAAATATAGAGATATGTATGTTCCATGAATTTTTAAAACGTAACGGCGTATTGCATCATAGGGCTATGGCGGCATCGCCGGATTATGACAGCGCTGAAGAGATTGAGGAGGATGCCAAGAATGCTGGCAGCCAACCATTTTGGATAAACTGTCTCCGGAAAATGTTTGATGCTGATATCTATAATGCGTATAAAAGTATAGACAAACCTCCCTTCAATGATCCAGAGTTAGTCAAGTCTGGGCTGCATCCATTTCGTCGTGTCTACAGCCAGTATGCGCATAAGTCGCGAACGAGAGATACCTTCGATAACGTAGTATATGATAATAACGGTCTCTGTGAATTTAACGATTTCTTAGATGAGGATCAGGTCGATCTTATACGAGAAGAGTTTGAACAGTTTGAAGTTGGTGTAGTAAATAAACAACCTCACAATATAATAGCGACTAACCCAGCGAAGGCTCCTGCTATGAATAAAGCAATTCGTGGTATGAAGGATTTAATTATAGGCATGATCATTGCTAACGAAACCGAGGAGGTTCATCTTAAATATTTTGGCAATACCTTCGCCCAGAGGGTTAATAATGACCCGAACGATAATGACAATCAAAAGAACTCTCACGTTGATACGTTTTTTCCGGCTATCAAGTGGTGGTACTTTCCCGATGAGGTAAAGCTGGAGCACGGTCCTTTGTGTTATGCTAAGAAGAGTTGCTATCCACATCCAAAATATTTGGATTGGGTTTATCAGGAATCGCTCAAATGTCTAGATAACTCTTATGATAATTGGAAACTCAAAGATCATCAGGAGGGTTCGTTTCGGGCGAGTGATGAGGAGTTAGAGAGTATGGGGTTTAAGATTGAACCAGTTCCTGTAAAAGCAAATACTCTTATAGTTGCCAATGTTGCTGGGTTTCATCGGCGCGGTGATACAACAGAGAGGCACGTTCGCAACGCTATACATGGTTCGATTAGAATTGACAATCCATTCACGTGGGGACAATGAAAAAAATACTTTATCTATCGCCTCGACTTGACTGCTCATTTAAAGAGGGGCATGTTCCTGATGTAGAGGGAATGCCGAACCATCCGGTTAGATTGTACTGGGTTGAGTTTGAAAAACGGCTGCTAGAATTTAGTTATAAGCACGGACATACGTTTGAGGTATTAAAAAAACCTCTTTGGCAGTTCAGCCCAGAGGATGTAAAAGAGTCAGACTGTGACATAGCTCTCGTACCCCATCACGACTTTCAAACATTCGATGCTGGTCCTAGAGTCAGATATTATATGCAGATGGGTTATCCTTGGCTATTTTCTATAGACACTAAAGGTTGGTGCGGAGATGGCGCAGATTGGCCAATACCTTGGAACGGTGGACCATACGATCTAAATCTATTTGAACAACTGAAGGAAACGATGTTATCGCAGAACGCAAGTAAGTTTCAACAGCCGAATGTTAAAGTATCCTTACCCGATAAATTTATCTTATTCTGTTGTCAGTTACCTCATGATATGACAATAATGCGTCATAGTAATACGACAGTCGAAAAGGCGCTCTCCGCAACTATGTTGTTTGCCCATAGTATTAACATGCCTGTGGTCGCGAAAGGGCATCCAATCAATCCAGGATCGATGTTAGAAATTAAAAAAGTTTTCGACCATCATAAACAGCCAGGAGATATGTGGATTAATAATGCAAGTATACATCAATGTTTGGATGAATGCGAGGCGATGTTTTCCGTCAACTCTGGAGGCGCAGGACTCGATGCTATATTACATCAGAAACCGATATTTACATTTGGGCGAGTGGACTATCAATCTATAGCTCATACGGTTGATGAATACTTAGAAGAAACCTGGGATAATAGGCACTTTTATATTGACAAATACCCATCTTTCATTTATAATTATTTTAAGATGAGATATGACGTCAACAATCTAGAGTCTTTTGACAAGCTGAATAATGCCATACACAAAAGCTAACATAAGGGGAGCATTGGGTACGCAGTTTATGTCGATATTCATATTGTCAAGTGAAAAAGATTTGGCAATTAATGAGTTTACTCTTTCTGCTGCTAATTGTGTTGATCACGCCAAAATATTATATGTGTCGCAATACATGTATCCTAGAAATAAAATAAAATTATCTGTGGATACTAACTCCACGGCGAAAAGTTTCAACGTATCCCAGTGGCCAGAGATGACTATTGGAGAGTATCAGGAGAGATGGTCTATTTTTAATGATAGATGGTGTATGTCTAAATTTTTACCTGAGTGCGAGAGCCACGATATAATCTTACACGCTAGAGGCACAGATAGACCTTTTCTGAGTAAGGATATGCTTGTCGAGATAGCGGATAAACACGATAAGATATGTGTTACGGGAGAAGACCCAGAACTCACCAAGCATATACCCGCTCATGATATAAGCACAGATGATCCGGTAAAAGATTGGCTTACACTACAGAAGGCAAAAGAAGTTCATGGAGGATGCTCTACTTTTATGATGTCTGCCGCCATGTTAGCTCCAGGTACTAATTTTACATTCTATAAGACACCTAACATGGATCCGAATAGTGAGAAAATAATTGACAGGCTAGTGAAGGTATTACCGAACGCGATCATATATAAATGATCTGATTGAATTGTAAAGGATGGTTTTATGAAAATAGGCGTGATCGGTAAAGGGTTTGTTGGCTCTGCCGTATATGATGGTTTAGGGCAGCTCGACCATGATATGTCCTTTCACGATCCAAAGTATGACACGAGCATACAGGATATCAAAGATACCGAGATAGTTTTCGTTTCAGTCCCCACTGATATGAGGGACGACGGGACATGTGATACATCAATAGTAGAGTCGGTTCTACGGGATCTAACTCATATAAATTATTACGGCATTATTGCAATCAAATCTACCGTAGTTCCTGGCACTACAAAAGATCTTCAGGAGCGATACAAAAAATTAAATATCTGCTGTGTACCAGAATTCCTGCGTGAGAGATCTGCTCTCACCGACTTTGTTTTAGAGCATGATGTTCTGGTGGTCGGAACTACTGATGAAAAGGTAGCAACGAGAGTGGTTAGAGCGCACGGGAACTTACCGAAACAGGTTAGGATAGTAAGTCCGACCGAGGCAGAGCTCTGTAAATATTTCAATAATGTATTTAATGCTGTGAGGATTACATTCGCGAATGGCTTCTACGATGTATGCGATGAGTTAGGAGCAGACTACCAGAAGGTATATGATGCTATGACGCAGCGTAGTAATATAGATGGGCACTATCTGCGAGCTGCGAAAAATATGCGAGGGTTCGG